TTTCCAAACATATCCGTCTGAAGTTGTAAAATCTCCTGTAGAAAGATAGAGATTAGGAAGTACTGTGGATGGTGCCCCGTAATTATTAAACAAGCACTTATATACTCTACCGTACTTATTAATTACATAATATTTTTTATTATAAAGATCAGGATCTGAATCAGAATAATAGTCATATACAGTACCAGAAGTCCAAGTTATACTTTTAGCCATATAAGCAAAATCTGATACACTAACTTTTTTACCAAAAAGAATACTTTTCATTACATGGTAATAAGAACCAGTAACGCTATTATCAGGAATAGGGGGAACGTTTTCGTCATCCCATGGATCCGTTTTACCAAAACAAATATAGTAATTGGATGATGTGTTGGCTACATCATTTATAAATTCATCAGTAAATTTTGTCTTTATACTTTGTGTAAAAATACTAGCCATTTTATTCCTAATTAAAACTACTTGTTATTGTTCCACCATTCCATGGTACGCCATTATATACATCTGTAACATCATACACACTTGTAAATGTAGCATTATCAATATCAGTATATAAATTTTTACCAAATATTCTATTGCCTAATGGGTGCATAACTTTTCTAAGTATATCAAAATATTTATCTAGAGATTTTTCTACTTGAACTTCATAGGAATGTATTTGATAATAATAACTATCTTGAATAAATTTGTCTGAATTTAAAAACCCATCATCATTTTGCCAATAACCTTCTTCAACACCTATACCATTTGTATGCAGCATAAGTTCAGCATTTAAAGCATCATCGGTTGTTGCTTCTACTTCTAGAGTTTGACCTTCAAAATAATCATATCCTGATGATATTATCATTACATTAGCTATTACACCATTCCCAGTAGAAAGGTCTGCTGGTATGATAGCATCTCCGCCCCAATATGTACCTCTGTTATCAACTATACCATAACCAAAAACTTTTGGTTCAAGTACAAAGACATTTAATGAACCATTATAATTTCTATCACCTGAAGTCACACTTCCGAGACTTCCTATAGTACCTACAGTTGTGACAGAATCGGTAAGAGCTGTGGATAATACAGAAGAAATACTTTGATTGTTTAAATTGGCACCAAAATTAGTTGCATTCAATCTAACTGCAGCCATTGGATTAATTGGATTAGTATTATATCTAAAAGATTGAGGATTGATAATTGATTTTACGACAAAACCAGCACCAGAACCTGCGGTTGCTGTTTTATATGTAACAAAGACATTTGCTCCTAACGTATATCCGTAACCACCATCTTGTAGATGAAATGTAATATATCCTCTAGCTTTGGCTGGGTCTAATAATCCAGAAACAACGAATTTTAATCCTTCACCTGCTAGTGGATCAGTAGGAACTAATATCTCTCCTACCTTATTACCTTCTGTGGATCCCAAAACATCAGCTGAATATACTGAACCTAAAATTTTAGGAGCAGTTCTGATATCAAGACCATCATAAGTTACAAACTCATCTTTAACAAAAAGACTACCTGTAGGTCCTTCTTTTATGTTACTAATATAAAATAAATGATTTAGTTTTCCGCCATAGTTAATCATTACACAATCAGAAACATGAGCTGTTGCTCCTGATGTGCTACCTTTAATCATTTTTTGATTGAATGAAAAATTAATATCTTTTTCTTCCACCTCTAAAAATTTCTTTACTATCCATTTACCATCAGATGTTTTTAGCATATCGTCTTTAGGAAGATAAATGTTAGCCTCTAGATTGTAAAATAATCTAAAAAGTAATTTTAAACCTTCAATTGATCCCTTAGATCTATATACATCTAAAATATGCTTTTCAAGTAAAGCCTTATCTGCTAATATATCTGCAGGAATACCATTCATATATTTTTTAATAAAATATTGAATATATTGTTGAGAAGTAGTATCTATATCATTATATTGTTCTAGACGTCTACTTTTAAAAATGGGTCCTTGCTCATCAAGCCACTCATAATATGCTTTGACAAATTGTATAAAATTTGGACCATCTTCATTATAGAATGAAGGAAATTGCTTTTGTACAAATGGAGCAATATTTTCAATTTCAGTAATCATTGGTGATATGGTATCATGTTGATATTGAGATTAGAATAATCTATTTCTAGATATAAATTTTTATCTACAGTAATATCATTTTGTAGGAATTTTGTAAATATTGAAATAGAATTAATGTAATCATATGCATTAATAAAGAAATTAAACTCACCAGTTTTATAATTTACTGTGCCAATGTACGGTACTAAAATATTCATCGGTAAGGTAGCTGATGCATATACTACTTGCAGGTTTCCTTTGCCATCATCAACTATTCTTGCATTTGATATTAAATTGCCATTGTTGTTAAATACAAACGTTGAACTTTGAACAACAGGTGTTTCTAATAAATTATAAGGATACAGATATGTTCTATCAATTGGATTTTCAAATGTAAACACAACTGCATCACTGATTGTTCTTCTAGGTGTAATTTTATATATTGCTTTCAACTGTAGATCATTACTAATAATTGAAGCATCAGAGTTATCAATATATGAGGAAAGCTTTGATCCTCTTATACTGGACCCAAAATCTGATAGATAATCTGTTTCATATTGATTAATTTGATTTAAAACATTAGTCTGCAATTGAATTTGTGTTTTTGATGTTAACGATGGATTATAATAAACATCTGCTGTAATTGCTGCGTAAATAAATTTAGGATCAACAATTACTGGTTCGGTTACAATAGACTTTGTTTTTAAATAATCAATAATATCTGATTTTAAATCATCAGGAAGAATTGGATTATTTCCATTTCCAATCATAGAAATAATAGCCTTACCATATTGAGGAGGATTAACATCTTCTCCACCATACACGTTTAATGCTTTTATTTCTACATATTTTTCTCTAATTAAATTAATATAATCATCTTTTGTTACAGCTCTATTTTGAGTTGTAAAATGTCGAGGAGCATGGAATTTGATGGAATCAATAGATTCTCTTTCAGATCCATGGGCTGCAGGAATAATTGTTGCCACACTAATACTATAATTGTCTACTTGGTTAGGAGAACTAAAGGCATATACTTTATTACCAAGTTCACCGTTAGTTGATCTATATCTTACATTAACGATGTTGCCAGGACTCAAAGCTCTACCAAAAACCCCGTCACCAAATACTACTTCATACTGATCGTTATTATAACCTTGAACAAAATATACATTTGATGTAGGTTTCAAACCTAATAAAGTATCAGCCATTAAAAATACAGAATTTGAAAAATCTGTACTTGAATTTGTAACAATTACTTTTATACTATTGATATCAATGTTTGGAGATTGCAATACAAATTTAGATGTATTAGGATATGTAAAATATTCATTTACAATCTTACCTTCATAAACATACATTGGTGCACTTACATAATTACCATCTGTATTTTGATATACAACAGTTGTTGAATCAGTAGTGAAATCCATAGATGTATTGTTAACTGTAGCTTTAATTGTAAATAATTCAGGAATGACTACTGTTTTTGGAGTATTTGTTCCAGTATTAATAGTAAAGGTAACTTGAGCACGAGGAGAAGTTCTTGAACTAGGAATATAGTTTAATTCCTTGGCATGTGAAACAACAGAACTTTTTACTTGGGCTGAATCTAGAAAAGACTCACTACCAATCATATTTAAATAATAAGAATTCATATATGTATTATATGAAAGAAGATCTAAAAGCACAGCAAGGTTTGAACCTTCAAAATCATAATCAATAAATTCAGGTCTATTCTTAAGGTAAGCTTTAAGATTAGTTTTGATACCGTCAAAACTTAATTCTGATACATCAAGAAATCCAGGTTTAGTAGCCATTATCGTATTCTTCTCAATACTAATTCAAGTGTAATAGGGGTGGTGTTATTTACTAGATAAAACAGAATAGTAGCATTATAAGCATTCTCATCAGGAAAAGCTTTCACCTTGACACTATAAAGTTGAGCTCTTTTTTCATAATTATTAATAACTTCAGTTATTTTTGTTTTTAGAAAAAATTCTGTATCTTGGCCAATGTTCTCAAACAAACTAGCTCTAATTCCAGCCCCAATTTTAGGATTAAAAAATCTATCGTATGGATTGGTTAATAATAAATTTCTAATAGATCTTTTAACAGCATTCTCATTGGTAATAGGAATCAAGTCACCTTTTAAAGGATGAACATCAAAATTAACAGGTATATCTGAGTAAATTACTTGTGTAGTTGCCATGTATTATTTATAGAGAAGATCTACAAGTGTTGAGGAATTGAGGATTGTATTTCTGTATGTCATTGGCAGCTGAAGCGGCTAATTGCCATCCACCAGTAAATGGTTTTGATCCAAATGGTGAAAATCTTTCTCCAACCATAGCTCCACTCATGGCTAATAAAAACGGAATTGAATTATCAGATCTTCTTGGTTCAATTTGTGAAAAAGGACTCACACCAAGTATATTAGCTATGTCTGAGGTCGAATTTGACATTGATTGGCCAAGATATGTAGTCATTGGGGGTGGTTCTGAAGTACCTAATATTAAATTAGAAACAAGTGAAGCCAGAGAGATAGCGCCACCAAGTGAAGCAAAATTCTGCATTCCAAAAGCAACTACACCTGAACCACCATTTTGAGATCCAAAAGATCCAACTCTTCTGCAGTATACTTGATCTGTAGCTGGTAAAGATATAGGAGCTTCACCAAAGAAGCTTCTTCCTGCATAAGAAGGAGGTGTTAACATAGGATTATTAGCAATTTGAGAAGTCTTCATTCTATTGCCAAACAAAACTTGAGACATATAACCACCTACAGCATTACCCCCAGAACCTCCAAGAATGGATGATGCAACAATACCACCAAGTGGTCCAAATGAACTTAAAGCACCGCCCAATGGTGTCATATTTAAAAGACTTCCAATAGTATCTTGTTTAGCCAACGTAACATATTGTTGAGCTGTTGCTTGAGGATTTAATATAGCACTATATGTGGAAGGTGAATAAGTTCCACCTACACTATATGATCTATCATAACTAAGGTTAGACATAAAATTAACTGTTTGTAAAATAGAAGAACTGGATAAAGACGGTGCACCCGATAATATTCCTACAGGTCCATTAAAATTAGATGCTATTGAAAGTGCAGCCATACCTATCATCCCAAGATTGGAAGCATAGTTAGCATTCTGTGTAATATATCCTGTGCTTGATTGACTATAGTCATCATAGTATTGTGTTTGTGGATAACGACCATATCTTTGATTGACTGCTGATACACCATGTGCAAGATAACCTACTTTGTAGATATCAGGAATATCACAAACACCACTTATATTTCTTACATATCTTTGGTCACCTAATTCATCTATACCTGTTACAGCTGAAATATATTGAAGATCATATAATGTATCAACAGAGGCTAATGTATAAAAGAAGGTTTCAAGAGTATCCATT